CTTGACTGATGCTGGATCTGGATATACTGCTGTCCCTACAGTGACTATTGATCCATCAAATAATGGTGGTACTAATGCGACCGCTGTTGCAACTTTAGAAGTTACTGATGGTGAAGTAGTATCTATCACAATCGATAATGGTGGCGCAGGATATACTGTTGCTCCTACTATTGAAATTTCTGCTCCAGCAGCTGGTGGAGACACCGCAACTGCTACTGCAACTACTGATGGAGATGCTGTAGACTCAATTACCGTTACTGATGGTGGTACTGGTTATGCAGATGGCGAGGTTGTAACGATCACGTTTACTGAAGATGCTGGAGATACTATCACTACCAACGCAACTGCGACAGCTGTTTTAGGTTTTGCTGTGGCAAGCGTTTCTCTTGACGATGCAGGAACTGGCTACACCGTAGCTCCTGATATTACCATTACTGGAAATGCTACTGCTGAGGCAGATGGCGTTTCTATGGCTGGGGTCAAGATTAAAAATACTCAAGAATATATTGATGCATATTCTGGCGGTCAAGGGTTGACTGGGGAATTTGCTGCAAAGTATCCTGGATCTTTGGGCAACTCAATTTCTGTTCATATGGCTGACTCATCTTCTTGGGCAAGCTGGAATGCAATCTATCAAGCAGAGTTTGATGGTGCTCCTGGAACTTCAACTGCTGCGGTTGCAGCAAACAAAGCAACAGCAGACGATCAAGTACATATTTTGGTTATTGATACTAATGGTGCATGGACTGGAACAGCTGGTGCTGTTATTGAGAAATTCTCTTATCTTTCTAAAGCATCAGATGCAAAACGATCAGATGGTTCCGCAGCGTACTACAAAGATGTTCTAAACTCACAGTCGAAATATGTTTGGTGGACAGATCACCCAACAAATGTCGGAGCAGGTGAGGCTTGGGGTACCGAGCTCCAATCAACTACTGGCGCATACGGTGCATTGGCTGCAGCGACAGCTTCTGTGTTGAGCGGTGGTTCTGATGATTTCGAACTAACTGATGCATCGCACCAAAATGCTTTGCAGCTGTTTGCGAATGATGAACTCTATGATATTTCACTTCTTGCTATGGGTAAAGCGTCAGCAGTTACTACTACTTGGGCAATCAACAATGTTGCTGAAGTTCGTAAAGATTGCATGGTGTTTGCTTCTCCTCAAGATGCTGATGGTAATGTTATTACTAATAGCACCCTCCAGTATATTGAGAAACTAAAAACTTATCGCAACAACCTACCGAGTTCTTCTTATGGCGTCCTCGATTCTGGATTCAAATACCAGTATGATCGCTATAACGATAAATACCGCTATGTGCCACTAAATGGTGACACTGCAGGTATTGCAGCTCGTACTGATCTTGACGCAGATCCTTGGTTCTCTCCAGGTGGTTTCTCTCGCGGTCAGGTTAAAAATGTTGTTAAACTGGCAATCACCCCTAGCAAAATCGAGCGTGACGAACTTTACAAAGTGGGAATTAATCCTGTCGTTACCTTCCCTGCACAGGGAACTGTATTGTTTGGTGATAAGACTCTTCTGAGCCAGCCTTCTGCGTTTGATCGCATCAATGTCCGTCGTTTGTTCATTACTGTTCAGAAGGCGATCGCAACAGCTGCTAAATTCCAGTTGTTCGAATTCAATGATGCATTTACTCGTGCGCAGTTCCGCAACCTTGTTGAGCCGTTCCTTCGTGACGTTCAAGGACGCAGAGGTATTGTTGACTTCCGTGTCAAGTGTGACGACTCTAACAATACAGGAGAAGTTGTTGACCGCAACGAGTTTGTGGCAGACATCTTCATTAAACCAAATCGCTCTATCAATTTCATCACTCTTACGTTTGTTGCTGCTCGTTCGGCTGTAAACTTTGATGAAATCGGAGCCTAAATAATAAGGTAGACAAGGAGAAAACTAATGGCTAACATTTCTGATTTTAAGGCACAACTTTCTGGCGGTGGCGCACGTGCCAATCAGTTTCGTGTTATTCTGTCATTCCCTAGTTATGTAACAGGTGCAACAGTTTTCGGTGCTCAAGCGCAGTTTTTATGTAAAGCTGCGCAGCTCCCTGCTTCTACGGTAGAAAACGTCCCAGTTAACTATCGTGGTAGGGTTCTGAACATCGCTGGGGAGCGTACTTTCGCTCCATGGAATGTGACAGTAATTAACGATACTGATTTTGGTATCCGTAATGCTCTCGAGCAATGGTCAAACGGAATCCAGAACTATACTTCAACTGAAGGACGTGTTAACCCACGGGACTATCAAGTTGATTTGCAAGTTCAACAGCTTGACCGTGGTGGTGCGATCATTAAAGAATATAAATTTATTGACGCTTACCCAATCGAAATTGGCGACATCGCATTGAGTTACGATAACGCTAATGAAATTGAAACTTTTGATGTTTCTTTCCAGTACAACTTCTGGGAATCTAATACATCGACTGGATCAAGCCCATTCGGAGTTAATGTATCAGTTGATACACCGATCGGTTCGTTCCCGATTAATATTTAATTATTTGAGGTTAATATAGTATGGCTGAAATTTTTGGATTTGAGATAAACCGTAAAAAGCCTAAGGTGGATCTGCCTAGTCCAGTTCCACCTTCTGCTGAAGATGGCTCAACCACCGTAACAAGCGCAGCTTGGTATGGCATGGTTCTTGATATGGGTGAGGTTGTTAAAAGTGAAAACGACCTCATTCGTAGATATCGAGAAATTGCACAATATCCTGATGTTGATGGGGCTATTGAAGATATTACCAATGAGGCAGTAGTTGCTGATGGCAACAAACGTGCTGTTGATATTATCTTGGATGAACTTAAAGTATCTGAAAGCATTAAAACTAAAATTAGAGATGAGTATCTTGAAGTTTTAGATATGCTGGAGTTTGATACCAGAGCGCATGATATTTTCCGCTCTTGGTATATTGATGGAAGGCTCTTCTATCATATCTTACTTGATCCAGATAATATTAAGGACGGCATTCAAGAATTGCGTTTTATTGATCCGAGAAAAATTCGAAAGATCAAAAACGTAAAGAAACAAAAGAATCAACAGGGTGTTGAGGTTGTTAAACAGATAGAAGAATACTATCTTTTTAATGACAAAGGTATTGCAGAAGGAAGTATGACAGGGGTTAAAATGCCTCTAGATTCTGTAATTTACTGTCAATCTGGTAGTGTCGATGCTAACACTGGGATGGCTTTGAGTTATTTGCATAAAGCAATCAAAGCTACTAACCAGTTAAAACTTATCGAAGACTCTTTGGTTATCTACAGAATTAGTAGAGCACCTGAGCGTCGAATTTTTTACATTGATGTAGGTAACTTACCGAAGCACAGAGCAGAACAGTACGTTACTGACATTATGAATAAATTTAGAAACAAGATTCAGTATGATGCGGCAACAGGTGAAGTCAGAGACGATCGTAAACATATGTCGATGATGGAAGATTTCTGGATGCCTCGTCGTGAAGGTGGTAAAGGTACTGAAATTACTACTTTACCTGGAGGAACAAATCTTGGAGAAATTCAAGATATTGAGTATTTCCAGAAGAAATTGTTTCATGCTTTGAACGTTCCATTTTCGAGACTTCAGTCAGACAATGGCTTTAACCTCGGAAAGACTAGTGAGATTACTAGGGATGAAGTTAAGTTTAATAAGTTTATTCAAAGAATTCGAAGAAAGTTTAGTAAACTATTTTTAGATGCATTACGTGTTCAACTTGTAGCAAAAGGAATTATTAATGTTGATGACTGGGATGATATGGAAAAACGTATCAAATTCCGTTATCACAAAGACAATTATTTTGCTGAGTTAAAAGATGCTGAGATTTTGACTAACAGGGTTCAGCTTCTTTCTATGCTTGATCAAGGTGGTATGATTGGTAAATACTATTCTCAAGGGTGGGTGCGAAGAAACATACTTATGCAAACAGATGAAGAAATTGAAAATATGGATGCTGAAATTAAAACTGAGGAACCAGTAGAACCTGAAGGACAGGGAATACCCCAACCTCAATTTGATTCCCCTCAGCAACCTGAAGATGACGATCAACAAGGAGATCAATAATGGAAGCGATTAAAGATTTAGTAAATGCTATTGAAGACGGTAAATCTGTAGACATTGAGTCTGCGTTTGAAACTGCAATGGCAGAAAAAGTTTCGGCAAAATTAGATGACATGAGAGCAGACTATGCAAAAAATATGTTTGCTGCTCAAGAAGAAACTGTTGAAGTAGAAACAGAGTCAGAAGAAGCAGAGTAATGAATTTTACAAATTTTGTAAATAATCTGAATCAGGTAAGAGGGGTTGTCGAGACCACCTCTTACTATGGTCACGCTATAGATGTGACATCAGATGGTGCATTCGTAAATGATAAAAAATTTGACACTTTAGAAGAGGCAAGGTTATACATCGAAGCTAAAGAAACTCAAGATGATATAACAAAAGAAATTTACGAAGAAGTTTTAATAAATAGGGCTGTAAGTATTATAACAGAAACCCACAATATAAAAGTTACTGAAAAGATACTAGAACAATATTTAAACCTTGCTTCTTCTAAAATGTTTACTATCGATGAGGCAGTAATTAAAATCAGAGAAACAAACAAGTTAGATTCTGTATTACGTAATACAATTGATTTTGTTCTTGAAGATGAATCACACGTTATTATCACAAAAAAGATGCAAAATCGCCTAAATAGTTTGTTAGAAAACAATCAAGAAGCTGTTGATTATATGCGGTCAACGAAAGAAAACTTCTTTGATATAATTGAACAGGTTACGGGAGAATAATAAATGGCAGTGGTCACCACAGTTACAAAAGTTACGAATGTTGATGCGGTGCTCCGCATGACCAATGCTACTGGTGCAGCTAGTGCGGTAGTTTCTCTTGCTGACTTAGCGTTGGAATCTGAAACCGCTGGTCAGACT